TACGATGAAGATGTAAGATGTCAGACCGTGCTACAAGGCTTTGAAAATAGTGAAGAAGTTGGTCCAGGAAGTAGCATGAGGTTGTTTTACACTGAATATAAAGGCTCTCAATCAACTACATTTTCAGCAACATACACTGCTAGTAGATACTATCCAAATATAGAGGAATGGTGGCACGAGCAGATGAAAGAAGAAATGACCAAGGATATTCCAGAAGGAAATATCAGATGGAGAAGAGGTGTTTCAACTGACAACAATGGAACCAGAACTAGAGTTTTAGCTATAAATAACAATATTTCGGACCCTATACATTTAATAATAGAGTCTGACTTATATCAGACTGGAAGCGTTAATTTAAGTCTATTTGGAGCTACAATTATAGACACTGAGGTAGGTAAAAACATAAACGCTGAGGCTTCATGGAATATAGTATTAAAAGATAGAGATGATTCTTTACTTGTATTAGAGACTAAGCCCAAGGTAACTAACAGCGATATTTTCTACGAAATAGGCGAAACTTATCGTGTGTCTAGTCAGGGATATCACTTGGGAGCTACTGATGATAGTGATCAAGATTCTGAGCAAGCAGCCTTAATTACTTTAGATTTCTTTAATGCTTTTACCTGGGGTAATGCAATAGAGAGCTACAAGTATAAGGATGCTTTTAATGCTCCAGAGCTATTGCATAACGCAAGACCTTTAACTAACTATTCTGGATACGCAGAAAATAACAGAATAAGCTCACTTACCTATGGTGGAGTTTACGAACAAACAACAAACTTTAATGGATTAAATGAATTTAACTTAACCTTAGGTGGGTTCATGGATCTCGATGATAAGTATGGTTCTTTACAGAAAATAGTTTCAAGAGATCAAGATCTAATAGTTATTCAAGAAAACAAAACTAGCAAAGTAATGTACGGAAAATCAGTACTTTACAATGCTGATGGTTCTGGAAACGTGTCGTCTACAAACGATGTTTTAGGGTCTCAAATTCCTTTTGTAGGAGAATATGGGATGTCTACATCTCCAGAGTCTTTTGCAAAATGGTACAATGATTTATTTTGGACTGATGACAAGAGAGGTATCGTCTTAAAGCTGGATTCAAATGGCTTAGATGAGATTTCTCAGTACGGAATGAAAGATTGGTTTAGAACCAATATAGGAACGGCAGATTATCATAAAATTGTAGGAGGTTACGACCCTTACAATGATTTATATGTCATTAGCGTTCAGGATCCAGTTATAGAATGGAAAGAGGATGATTACAATTGTGGAGAAGGATCCGTAGTTTGGAAGATAGGCAAGTACTATTGTGAGCAAACTGCTACTCCTGTACCTGCACCTGCGGTTATTCCTGTACCAGTTCCTGTACCAGTTCCTGTGCCAGTTCCTGTACCTGTGCCAGTGCCAGCTCCTGTAACAATACCTACCCCTCCTGTTCCAACGCCATCACCAGTAGCACCACCAGTGGCACCACCAGTAGAGCCACCAGTAGTAGCGCCACCGACCTCTGAACCACCAGTATTGCCACCAGTAGAGCCACCAGTAGCGCCACCTGTTGCAACACCTTATGTTGATATATTAGGACCTACAAGCGGAACTACTGGATCAACAATTCAGTTGACTGGAGAGGACTATGAGTTTACTGGATCTACATGGGCATGGACTGGAGGATCAGCAGAAGGTCTTACCAGCAAAGTGATTAATATCACAGAAAGTGTTGATGGGAATCAGGTTTATGGAGTTACCGTAGATGGAACTTACCAAGACTACCAAGGAGTTTCTTGGTCAACACCTCCTGTAATACCTCCAGTAGCACCACCATCTGTATCTTCTTTTGTTATTTACGCTAACACATCTAGCGGAACAAATCCTTTACAAGGATGGTCTGATGGACCTACTGCGTGCGCTGCCACAGGAGCGCCAGTTACTGTTTATAGTTCTTACGGAGAAACAAGTGTAGCTTCTAGCTACAACAATGGTCATGCACTATACTTAGATGCTGGATTAACCACTTTATATAATGGTGGTAACACGCATTTTAAAGATCAATACGGAACCAACGGGAACTCATTTCAAGTAGGGACTAGTGGATTTGTATTTACTTTCACATCATGTATTACTACGCCAGTAGTACCACCAGTGGCACCACCAGTGGCACCGCCTGTAGCTTCTACACCTTGTTATACTTACTCAATACAAAACAATGATTTCAGTCAAAACTTAACTTTCCAATACAGAGATTGTGATGGAAACTTAATTTCGGACCAAGTAGTATTAGCTGATTCTGGAACACCTGATTTCTGTGCTGAACAAGGAAGCGTAAGCAGACAGAGTGGAACTAACAGCTGGGTATTAACAACAGAAGCAACAACTTGTACCGTTGGAACTCCAACACCTCCAACAACACCTCCAACAACGCCTCCAGTATCAGGAGGGTATTGGAACTTGCGCTTATGCTCTGGAGCATTAGCAAACCAACAGATAGCTTATGATTCTAATTTAGATTTAGGAACTGTAATAAAAGCATCAAACGGAATTTGCTATGAAATTGATAGTTTCCAATCTAGTGGAGCTGCAACACAAACTGTAGTTAGTGAATATTCAGATTGTACAGATTGCGAATCTTCTACACCAGTAGCCCCTAGCCCAACTCCAACGCCAGCACCAACAGCTTCTTATTTCTATTATTCAGTAGAAGACTGTAATAACCCTCAAACGGTTATTTCTGTAAGAAGTTCTACTAATTTAGCTGGATATTACGGCGTTTTATACAACGGAACTTGTTACGAAATACAAGGAGGTGGAAGCGATAACACAAACGACATAACATCTTTTTACATAGATTGCGTGGCTTGTCAAGATAAAATTGTTACTCCATCTCCAGCACCAGCACCTGTACCAGCGCCAGTAGCACCTAGTCCTACTCCAGCTCCAGCACCAGTGGCACCGCCTACAGCGCCACCACCGACTGCTCCATCGCCAACGCCATCACCAGTGCCGACTGCGCCATCACCATCGCCAGCACCAGCGCCTGTATATACACCGCCACCAACTGCTGCGCCTACAGCGTCACCAGTGCCATCACCTGTATATACAACGGTTCCAGTAGCACCGCCTACAGCGCCACCAGTACCTGCGCCTGTATTTACGACATCGCCAGTGCCGACTGCGCCATCACCATCGGCGCCGACTCCAATACCAGTGCCAGCCCCAGCTGCACCGCCACCAGCGGTTTCAGGATGGAGTTGTTTTGGGGACACTTGTTTCGAAACAACGACCAATCCTCAATACGCTACGCTTAAAGACTGTAATTTAAATTGTGGACAGATGGTTTAAGAAATTGTGATTTTTAAAATTTTATTCGTAATTTTATTTTAAATAATAATCATGAAGTATATAAGCTGTCAGCCAGAAATAAAATATTTCGCTTGGCAGATTGATGTTATGCTTTTCTCTTTTGAGAAAGTAGGCGTTAATTTGTCTGATGTGCAAATACTTTGTTCTATAGCCTCTGACAGAGTTAGCGAAAAGTTTTGTTTTTCTTATTTAGAAGAAAAGTATCCTGGAGTATCAGTATATAGATATGAAGACGATCGTCCAGACAAGACGTACATACCTAGTATTAAGCATCACTTACTATACAAGCACTATGAAAAATATCCTGAACTCAAACACGAAAGCATTTTTTTTCATGATAGCGATATCATTTTTACTAAAAATCCTGGGTTAGAAAAGTACGAGAATAGCGATATTTGGCATTTAAGTGACACGGTTAGTTATCTTGGGTACGAATACATAATTAGCAAGGGTAGAGACACTTTGGAAACGATGCTGATAACGGCAGGAATGGAAGAGGATCTTGTAAAGAGAAATCAAAAGAATTCAGGAGGCGCTCAATACGTTTTAAGAAATGTTGACGCTGAGTTTTGGAGGGAATGTAGAGATATGGGAGTTAATTTATATAAAATGACTAACGTATATGAAAGAGCCAAACTCAAGAATAATCCAGAGTATCATATGCTTCAGGTTTGGACTGCTGAAATGTGGGCTACAATTTGGAATGCTTGGAAGAGAGGTATATATACTAAGGTGGAAAAGGAATTAGATTTTTGCTGGGCTACAGACGCTTTAAATCGATGGGATGAATGCTCAATATTTCACAATGCTGGAGTCACTGACTCGTCTAGCGGAATGTTTTATAAAGGAGCATACATAAGCAATTCCCCTTTTGATACAGATTTAAAGTTAGACGAAAAAAGATGTTCATTTTTGTATTATGAAACACTTAAAGAAGCGAATCGTAAAAATCATTAAATTTGCATAAAGTAAAAAGTAATGGCTAATTCGGGTGTCGTTGTAGTAACGGAATTAAGAAAATTTGTTAACGGTGTAGATACTGGTCAGGTAAAACCAAATGTTGCTGGTGATCCTGATTATATTGCTCCATATCTTGATATCTTAACATGTCTACCAAACATAGACCCAGTTACTACTACTACTAGTACATCTACTACCACAACTACGTCTTCTAATGTTTTATCTGCGTTTACACTATCTGTACACAGTCACAACTCTACAATTGATGCTTGTGCTCATGCTACAGATGGAGGTGCTAATGCTGAATTTTATTTCCTTCCAGGAAATTCAAGTTTACCTGTTGTAAACGATGTTTTCTATACTGACATGAATGCACAGAACTTATTATCGGATGGAATATATTATTCTATAATAACATCTTCTGCATATACTGTAAACTCATCAGGTAAAATAACTAGTATATTTGCTTGTGCAGCACCAACTACTAGCACAACAACTACCACAACTCAAGCGACCACTACAACAAGCACAACCACTACAACTACAGAGCTTGTATACGATTACTCTTGTAATGGAACTTCTGTTACTGAAGCCACTTTAGATCTTTCATACGGAAGCTATCCTGCAAAAATAATAAACCCATCTGACACGTCTACAAACGTTTTTAATTGGGTTGCTTTAGATAGACCTAATAGATTTAACGTTTACAATAATGGAAGCTTAATATCTACTAGTGGATGGGTTGGAACAGCAAATTATCCAGGTCCTTGGGGAATGTCATTAAGCACTCCAGGAAGCGGAAGCTTTTCGTTCTCTTGGACGTCTACATCTAATAGAGAGGTTAGAATCGAATACGGAGCTTCTGACCCGAATAATGCAATAGGAGACGGAGCAGAATGGTCCTTATCTTGCTAGAAGTAATGAGAATTAAATTTAATAAAATACAAAATAATGTTAGTAGAAATTCCAAACTTTTTATCGTACGAGGAGTGCGATAAACTAATCGAAAGAATCGACGAATCAAACACAAGATCTAGTGTTGCTGGTTCTGGATCAGATCAATCAAAGTATGATTCAGCCAGAACATCGTCAACATCCAACTTAGGAAAAGAAGAACTTTCTGTATTAATACAGACTAGAATAGCAAAAGAACTTAATATAGATCTGATTAGAGGAGAGGATCTTCAGGGGCAAAAATATGATCCTGGTCAGTACTTTAGACCTCATAATGATTTTTTTGAAGGAGATTCATACACAAATCATTGTCTACACTCTGGTAACAGGACTCACACATTCATGATTTATTTAAATGATGATTTTGAAGGAGGAGAAACTAATTTCCCCAACTTGGAAGCTTCTGTAAAGCCAGAAAAAGGCAAGGCTGTTTGGTGGTATGACATGAAAGATGGTGAGCTGCAAAGAGACACGCTTCACGAGGGTTCAGATGTTATTTCTGGATCTAAATACATAGTGACTTCCTGGTGGAGAGAAAAGCCATGGAATAACACTCTTGATTCTCAATTAGCTTCAGTTCATCACAGAAACACTGCTCCCCCTGCTAAAACATTTAGCAATTGGGAGGACTTGCCCAAGATAGATCCAGTAGGATTTAAAGTTGTAAAAGTTCCTGAAGAAGCCTGGAGTATTATACAGGAGATGTATGCTGAGGTTAAGGAAAGAGGCGTTGAAGAAAAATTTGAAGGAAAGGAGTCTATTATTCCAGGAGAAGGAATAACTAGCTATATAATGGATATAAATAGTCTTCCAGAAAAAAGACTTATGGTTCATAATATGTTACTTCCCTTGCATCAGGAATTCGCAAAAGAAAGTATAGAGCCAACATTTATATATGGAATAAGATCTTACATGAGAGGTGCTGCTCTTCAGTTTCATAGAGACAGGATAGCTACTCACCACATATCATCAATAATTATTGTAGATAAAGACTTGGCTTGTGGATGTGTAAATAAGCCAGAAGCAGATGATTGGGGATTAGACATCCAAGCACACGATGGCAGTTGGCATAACGTAACTGCTGAGGTTGGAGAAATGATATTATATGAATCAGCTACCTGCCAACATGGTAGAAACACAATATTCCGAGGTACTAGCTTTAATAACATGTTTGTTCATTATAGACTAAAAGACTGGGAGTATGTCGGAAACTAAGTACATATCTTTTGATCCTTGGTGGGGAGGATACTCGAACATAAGGATGACCTATGAGATAGTAGCTGCTATATCTGTAATAACAGGAAGAAAGCTGATCATACCTCCAAAAATATACTGTTTATTTCTTTCTGAATGGGAAGATAAGTCTAGTTGGTTTGACATGTTTTCTACTTTAGACAAGGATCTTTTTTATGAGAATTTTGACTGTATTGATTATCATGATGTTCCAGAATACGCTTCGCTAGAAAACGAAACCCAATACTTTGAAAACGTATCTAGTATTGCCAAAGTAATTACTTTTGGTGATCAAGACGACAAATTTGGTCCTATGAATGGTCCAGACCGTGATTATTTCATGTATTGTGGCATTGATGATCAAAACGATTATAATTCTTTCGCACAAGGAAGAACTGGTATAAATCTGGATGTTGAGGATAAATTTTTGCACTTCCCAAGAAACCTTTTTGGACATTATTATTATCACGTATACGGAAAGAATATTTCTACAAGAAACAAGGTTACTCATAAAGTAAACTTAGGAGTACAGTACAAGAAAAAATATTTCTATATCGCTAAACAAATCGTAGATGATTTAGGAGGTGAATTTGATTCCTTACACATAAGACGAAATGATTTTCTTCAAACAAGAAAAGACCATTCTGAGGCGCAAACAGAAAATCTGCTTACTGACATTGCAAATAGAATCAGAACAGACGTGCCAACATATGTTGCTACAGATGAAAAAGATAAAAACGTTTTCTCTGACCTACAAAAAGAGTACGACATACGATTTCTTAGCGACTTTAATTTAGGGCTAGATAGCCACGAAGAGTTAATGGTGGATCAGATAGTATGCTCCATGGGAGAAACCTTCTTAGGGAGCTTCTTATCTACCTTTTCGGACTATATAAACATACTTAGAGGGCAGTCTGGAAGGAAAGATATGCATAGAGAAGGAACTAATTTCAATAGAGGTGCTTTGAACTATGATACATTTCCTTGGCTAGCAGAGTCGTGGAGTTGGGACAAAACTTGGGACTACCACTGGAAATATGAGAAAGAAGGTTTTAACATAGGGATATATGGGTCTCACAACGCTTCTCTGTGTATATCAAAAGGAGGTGATGTATTGGAGGCTGTGGAGGTCGAAAGATGGACTGACATTAAAAACGCTGCATTTTGTTGTCATTTTCCGCTAAAAAACCCGACTAAAGTTTTAGCTGAGATAATAGATTACTTTAGAGACAAATATGGAGCATATAGATATGACAATTGTATAAACAATAGTTGTCCTTCAGAATTAAAGCTACTAGAAGAGATTCCAGCAGATAATTTTATTTGGATGCCTCATCATAAGGCTCATGTTTACAACGCTCTTTACCAAACTGATTTCGAAAAGTCTCTTGTAGTTACATTTGACGGAGGATCTGATGAGGGTCACTTCAATATATGGTTGGCAGAAGGAAAAGAGATTTCAAAAATACACACAACAACTCAGGACATTTGTGTTCCATATGCTGCTGTCGGTCACTACTTATCTCCTATAAAAAAAGAATTTAACTGGTGGTGGGGTAACCTAATTTACGCAGGAAAAGTCATGGGGTTATCTGGATACGGAAAGTTTGATCAGGATATTTTTGAAAAAATGGATTCCTATTACAAACTACAGCAATCCGATTGTGCTAACAAAGCTCACGAAAACTTTCAAAAGACATTTAATCTTAATGGGGAGTCTAGGTTGGACGAAGAATTATCTAAAGATTTTGCATATATAAATCAATATACGTTTGAATCTGTTTTCAGAGGGGTGGTAATGCCTTATGTTCGTAAATACCCAGATCACAAGCTAATATTTGCTGGTGGAGGCGCTATGAATATAATAAACAACACTATTTGGGATGCCTACGTTACTCCTAATCCAGACGACAGGGGTCTTTCCTTTGGATTACTTGCAGGTACAATTAAACCAAAAACTATTGATACTGCTTATTTGGGGTCATACCCTTTTGATGAGATAGGCTCTACAGAAGATATATCCATGGATGAATTGATACAGTCTTTAGACGAAGGTAGGATTATAGGGATGATACATGGAAGGTCTGAGTATGGAGCTAGAGCATTAGGTAGGCGTAGCATAATTTGTATGCCAAGAGAAGGAATGAAGGATAAGCTCAATGCCCAAGTAAAGCATAGAGAGTATTTTAGACCGTTTGCTCCAATATGCAGAGATGTTGATGTAGATGATTATTTTACTGATGTTCCATCGAACTTAAAGTACATGACTCACAACGCAATGTGTTCGGATAAAGACCTAGCTTCTGTCATACACGAAGATGGGACTTCAAGGCTTCAAATAGTATCAGAGGAATCTGAGCCGTTTGTGTATTCTATATTGACAGCTATGAAGGAAAAAGGTTTAAAGCCAGTTATATTAAATACATCATTTAATGTTATGGGTAAACCGATAATCAATAGGTACTCAGATGCAAGGGTTATGTTGAATAGCGGAGAATTGGATATGGTAATCAGTAATTTAAAAAAGTTAATATGAAAACAGCTTTAGTTTTAGGTGGCGGAGGATTTATTGGTGGTCATTTAGCTAAAAGGCTAAAGGATGAGGGATTTTGGGTCTGCATCATTGATATTAAAGAAAAGCCTGAGTTTTTTAACGAAGAAGACATTTGCGACTTGTATGTTTCTTATGACTTGAGGTTGAATTCATCTCCTTGGTTTCTTGCTCCAGGTCAGCACAGTTTAGATGATAGTGAAAATTCATTTGACGAAGTTTACAATTTAGCAGCTGACATGGGTGGCGCTGGGTATATATTTTCAGGAGAAAATGATTTTGAAGTCATGACTAACTCTGCATTAATAAACATAAACGTAATAAAGAACTGCATTAAGTTTAACGTTAAAAGAGTTTTCTTTTCTAGTTCAGCCTGTGTTTACCCAGAATACAATCAGTTGAATGCGGACAAGCCAATCACCAAAGAGGACACTGTTTATCCAGCAGCTCCAGATTCCGAGTACGGATGGGAGAAGTTGTTTTCAGAAAGAATTTACTTAGCTGCTGCAAGGAATTTAGGCATTAAAGTAAGGGTAGCTAGATATCACAATGTATATGGACCTAATTGCTCTTGGAATGACGGAAAGGAAAAAGCTCCTGCTGCTATGTGTAGAAAAGTGGCTGAATCAAAAGACTCTATAGAGGTTTGGGGTGACGGAGATCAAACCAGGTCATTCCTGTACATAGACGATTGCCTGGAGGCAACCACAATGTTCATGAGAGGAGAAGAGTTTGAGGGACCAATTAATATCGGATCAGAAGAAATGGTGTCTATAAACGGTCTGGCAAATACGGTTATGAAAATAGCTAATAAGGAATTGGAAATAAATCATATAGAAGGACCATTAGGAGTTAGAGGTAGATCTTCTCATAACGATTTAATTAGATCTATTTTTAACTGGGAGCCAAAGTACAAACTTGTTGATGGTCTGCGTCCTACTTACGAATGGATAAAAAAGCAAATCTCTTAATTTACTATCTTTGTGAAAAATTCTGGCAATGGCAGAGAACAGTGGTATAAAGACGGTAACACGGCTAAGGAAATATATTAACGGAAAACCAACTAGGGACACTAAACCCAATACAGCTGGAGATCCTGATTATATTGCTCCTTATACTGATAATATAAGTTGCCCAATAACACCTCCACCTGTAGCTCCACCGCCACAAGTCGTTCCATCTGCACCTCCTCCTGTGTTCGTTGTAGAGGAAGAGCCTGGTCCAGATCCAAACTCATGTTCTGAATGTTCAACAACTGTTGTTGAGGATAAAGTGTGCTTGAGCTATCAAGTTTACAATTTATCTACTAAATATCAGCTTTCATTTCAGTATCAATCTTGCTTAAATGGAGAATGGATTTCAAGAGAAATGCAGCCATCAGAAGAGATGGTCGTTAGTAGTTTGTCTGAGCCTAAGTACAATTCAGGTCAAGGATCAGATCAGCTGGAGATTTATGAGGAGGCTATAATTCAAGGATTCAACGATATTGATATAAATAAATATCACTACATAACATATAACTGTTTTAATAACAAGGAAAAAAGATACGTTAGACACACCAGCCAATTAAATCCAGGAAACGTCGTAAAGACCGAACATAGCACTTGTTGCTGGCACGTTGATGAGCAAGTTTCTCCAAGAAAAGCTTTTGATATTATTGTAAATGAAACTAGCTCTATATATAATAACTGTAACGATTGTTGTACTGGAACAGCTACATTGCCAAGCAAAAACGCTGTACTTACAGGAACATTAAACTCATCAGCTAATTGCTCTAATTCAGTCATTCAAAGTTCTGTTTTTAACGTGACTTCACCTGGGAACGTTAAGTTTACTTTTACTGTAAACACTAGTACTGGAGAATACACTAGAGGAACTGGACGAGTATTAAAGGTTGGAGACGGTCTAACCGAGAAGGTTGCAAGCTTCCCTTTAAATCCTTATGGATATCCTCCATACGTTCAGAATGGAAAAGAAACTGCACTGCCTACAGAGGTTATTAGAATAGTAAATTTGAAAGTGGGTACATATAGATTAGAAATAGACCCCTTGACTTGTGCTTCTGGAGCATTTGGATTTGCTTCTTTAACTGCTGTTCCGCAAATAGATTAAATATAAAACATGGCTAAAACTTTATCATATAAAAAAGACGCAAGAGGATGGACTTCATTTTATTCATATGAACCTGAGTGGATTGAAAATTTAAATGACGATTACTTTACGTTTAAGGATGGTCAGATTTATATTCACCACCAAGACAAAGAAAGCAGAAATACGTTCTATGGCGAATCATCTCCATCTAAAATTGAGGTTGTCGCTAATGACGGACCTTCTGAAACTAAAATGTTTAGAGCCATCAAGCACGAAGGCAATAGCGGTGAGTGGAGCGTTAATGTAGAGAGCGAAATAGACAAAGGATATGTAGACGCTTCTTCTTTTCAAAAGAGAGAAGAGATGTATTATTCTTATATTAGAAATGACAACGGAGTTGTTGATACAAAAAAACTTACAGTTCAAGGAATTGGAGTTGTTACTTCTGTGTCTCAAAACAAAATATATTTACCCAGCATAAGCGAATCTACTTGCTCCGTGGGAGACAGAGTGTTCAAGGCTTCTGTGAACGAAGAAACATCTGAAATTGGTGAAATGATTTTAGTTGGAGAAATACTAAGCATTGAATCAGACTATTTAGACACTACGAATGTGGTGTCAAATCCTGATGCTGGAGATTTTATTCTTATTGCTAAAAACCAATCAGCAGAATCTGAGGGAGTGAGAGGGTATTACGCAAAAATCAGCATGACTAACTCAAGTACCAGTCCTGTTGAGCTTTACGCTATAAACGCAGAAGCAACGAAGAGCAACTTGTAAAATTTGTATATTTGTTAAAAATTAGATAACATGGATCCATTTACCGCAATTTCAATGGGAATAAGTGTTGTTGGAGGCGTCACCAAGATGATTGATGGCTTTTCCAAGAAGAAAGCAGCAGAGGAAAGAATGAGAAAGCTTGAAGCTGCTCCACTGCCTCTCAACGCCTACGAAGCACTACAATTACCTACAGAAGGAACTAAAGCTAGAACAGAAGCTTTAGAACGTCAACGCATGGACACAACTGCTACTTTACAGCAAGCTGGAACAAGAGCTATGGGTCAAAGCTTAGGTAAGCTCAACGAGCAATCTATTGAAGGAATGAGAAAGATTGGAATCGATACAGACGAGGCTATATTCAAAAAAGATCAAATGATAGCTGATGAACAGGCTAATATTTATGACGTACAAGAGCAAAGATTGTCTGGAGCTATGGCTTCAGCTTCTGCTGATATCGCATCTGGAACAGAAGCTTTGTACGGTGGTATGTCAGACATAGCGAACGTTGGATTGGCTATAGGTCAAAACAATGAAGCTAATGCTGCATCAGAATTTGGCAGTCAAACTCCTTCTGCTATGAGGCAAAAAAATAGAATAGCTCAAAGAACCGAAAGAGGGGGCTCGAAAGTTAAGGTTGGACTAGAGAATATAGGCGGAAGCGTATTCAGGGGAGTAAAGGGCTTATTTAAAAAATAGAAAATGGCTAGACAACGAAGAAGACAACCCTTGACTTATGATTCTAGAAAGGCTGGTGGATTAAACCAAACCAACTTTGGAGACATAGCAAAGACCTTTACAGAGGGGCAAAGATATATAAGAGAGGTAGCCGAAAGAACCGACAAGAAGATTCAAGAGAATGTCAATCAGGTGATGGAAAGCACCGATTACAAGTATATTGGGCAAGCAGACATAGACTCAGCTTCAGCTGATGTAATGAATGGAATAAGAAACGATCTTTTCGCAGAAAAAGCAAAGATTGGAATAGACGGATACACTGTTAATGACTTTAATAAAGTTTATAATAAAGCCATGAATAGCGCAAAAAGCTTTGGAGGTGTCCAAGAGTTTGCTAAGACGCAGTTAGAGGCGATAGAGAAAAACGACAAGCTTTCCGATATAGTAAAAGATGGCTTCATAAACAATATTGGAGCTGCTTTTAGTAAGGACGGTAAATATCGAGTTGATTTCAGACAAGGTGATATAATAATGACCTCATATCAAGAGGACGAAGATGGTAATGTAACTGAAGTTCCTACTGACATGAAGAGATTTATGATCAATGGACAGGATGAGATTGAGAAGTTTGATGCTTTAGGATCTGTTTCTGATATTCAAAAAATATACATGGATCGTCAAAAAGATTATTTAGGTGTTGATTTTCAGCAAATACAGGGAAATCCTGGTTTATGGGCAGAAACACTTACTACTAGTGGCGAAGGACCTAAATTTAAAGCGTTCTTGGACTCTCACATAGAAAATTTCTCCAAGTCAGACGAAGCTATTGCTTATGCTTATGATAGTATGGGAATGAAATTAGGTAGAGATATATCTCAGAGAGATGGTAAATTCCTGTTAAGCAATGAGCAAAGAAAGGAAATAGGAGAGAACTACAGAACTATGATCGAAGGTCAGATGGGAATTAAGCAGGATGGTCAAGGAAGATACATCGCTGCACCATCTGTTTCTGGAGGATCTAGCAAGGCAGCTCCATTTCAAACTACATTTTCTTATAATCCATCTGTCCCTATGGCTGATGGTGTAGCTACAGCAGGATGGAATTCGAAAGTTATGGCTGCTTCATTAACATCAAGCTTGTTGCCAAAATCAGAAAGATCAAGCATAAGCTCAGAAGACACTAATATTGCTTTACAGAGTAAGATTAAAACTATTTTTGAAAATGATCCAGCTCAACTTGCTGCATTTGAAAACAGAAATAGAGACATGTATATGTATGTAGGTGGACGAGCCATTATGACTAATGATGAAGACCTAAGCTATACGCCAGTTGGTATTTCAGCTGATATGCAGAGTCAAGATTTATCTGAATTAGCAATAAGCTCATCTAACGATAGAGCATTTTCAAATATATCTGGAATAATGGTCGTTGAAAGAGAGGTAAAGGACGATGAAGGAAAAGTTAGTAAAGAGCAATTCTTTAGGCTTAGAGGTAATGTAACTTTGGAAGAAAGTCTTACGGCAAGAGAGGTTGCGTTTGAAGGGGGTAATTTAGCCAAGGACGGATCTAAGCTTTCTGCTAGTCAAAACAGATCTCTTATGACAACGGAGTTTTCAGATCCTTTAAACGACGAAAATGTAGAGCTTGTTCTAGGGTCTATAGCTAAAGCAAACCCTTCATTCAAGACTCGATATGAAACAGCTTTATTGGTTGCTTCTAGAAATGGGGTAGATGTATATAATCCCGTAAGTAGAAGAAAAATTCAGGCTGATTTTTTAAAATCTTTAGTAACTTCACCAGTAGCGAAATAAAAAACAAATATGGATCCAATAGAATTTAAAAAAGCATTAGGCTCTGAACCAGGACTTCTCTACAATAACCCAAATGTTGTTGGTGACGTTTATCAAAGAACTGGAATTAATTTCCGTTCAGAAGAAAGGATAAAGCTTTACATGGAGAAGAACGAGATCAGCTTTGAAGGTTTTGATGCAAAACCATTGGTTGAAAAAAAAAATCTAGACCTGACTCAACCTCAAGAACCAAGTTCATTGGAATTACAATCACCTGGTTCGGTAGAGAGTGGTACATCGGTTCCTACAGCTAGTGGAATAGACAGAATTGAGTCTAGAATAGCTGAATACAGGGCTAATGAATCAGAAAGAATTAATAGCCATAGATTTAATGGAATAACAGCTGATTTTTTAGATAGAGAAGAATCCGAGGTAAAGGTTGATCTTGAAAACCTAATAAGAACCTCTAATTTTGGCGAAAGATTTGTTATTAAAGAGGCTCAGCCTGGAAGAAATGCAATAGAAGTATTGTCTAAAGATGGTTCTGATCAAATACTCATAGACCTTTCTTTAAATGGACTCATGAATACTGATGGTCAAAAGTCAGATCACTTATTGACTCAAGCCAGCAAACTAAGAGATTTTTTCTCAAAAAATACAGGATCAAGTTTTTATACTGCATTAGAGTCTTTTAAGAGAGATCCTGACATTGCTTTATATGATGTTCTGGAAAGCAATATGAATGTTCCTGGAGAATACATCAAGAGCATGGCTTTAAGTACAGAAGAAGATTCTCCTAAATCTATTTACAGTGAGGTGTTTGTTGGTGAGCCTGGGAGAAAAAGGATCTCCATGGACGGATTAAATTTAAACCGCGAAAATATTAAAAAAGAGCTAGAAAAAGCTAGAAAAGAGCAAGCGGAAAAGTCTTCAGGATATTTACCTAGAACTGGAGTTAATTTAAAGCCAGTAACTTCTGAGGATGCCAATTTTTTAAAAGAAAACAAAACCAGAATAGAGGAGCTTGAAAGCACATTGACTGGTCTTGACAAGATAGAAAGCAAATATCTTGTACAAAGATCTAATTTTTCCAGAAATGCAGCTCAACTAATACATTCAGGGGGCGGATTAAAAAAGTTTCTCGGAGAAGGTATGATGGCTAAATTCAAAATGGAGTCATTGGTTAATAGTGGATTAGATCCTAGAGACATAAAGATGAAAGAAATTCAAATAGACGGCTCTGACGCTAGTTTAAATGAATTGACTCACTTCACTCAGGACGGAACTTTAAGAGACGCTATATACAGTGGAGATATATCTGTTAGTGTCTCTGATTTCAACGAAAGTGAGGGGTATGATTTTCTAAAGCCAATAGTTGAAAAGGCAAAGGAGACGGAGAGAGTTCAGCTAAGAGATCTTGGTAGTTTCTGGAGAGGTCTTTCAGCAATTGGATCAACAATTTTAGCTTCTGGTATGGAGGGACTCTCCAACGTTGTAGCTACAGCTCTTGATGCGCAGAGAATAACAGAAGAAGCTGTCTATGGATTGTCGCTGAACGAAGATTCGGCATATGACATGAAAGATGTCGAGAGATTTCTTGATATGAAGTATGAATCTATTATGAATGAAGATCTTTTCTGGAAAGCTGCACAATCTATCAGAAAAGAAATTCCCGTAATAGAAGGCTCTATATCTGATGCTGAGTCTATGTCTCAGTTCTTTAGTAAGGGAGCAAAGGGCGCTGCTGAGTCAGCTCTAAATATGGGTCTTTTTATTATGGCTCCTCCAGTAGGTTTGGCTAATATTGGTATTGGAAGCTACGGCTCTACCATAAGAGAAACTACCAACATAAGAAATTATATTTCTGGAACTGGAGATCCTGATGCACAATATAGAGGATACAAAGACATGAATGTTTGGCAAGCTAGAGCTTTAGCTGGGTCAAAAGCATTGGGAGAAACACTTATTACTCGTGCCTTTACTTATAATTTTCTAAAGGGTCTTGGGAATAGCGCAAAAGCAGCTAATCTTAACCTGAACAAGGCGAATGAAATGACTGATTTTTACGCAAAGTCTTTCATTAATAACATAAATCCTATGTTTAGAAAAAGTTTTGTTAATGAGTTTAAAGAAGAAAACTTAATTACAGTCTCTCAGATGTGGACTGAACAGCTTTTTGGAACAAAAGATTACACTTTCAAGGACTACGCTAAAGCTATGGGAGACACAGCTCTTCAATTGCCATTTTTGACAATGCCAATGACTGCTGCTGGTTATAAAACAATGAGCAAAAGCTCTAAAGCGTTTACTGATCAGATGATAGTGAATGCTGTTGGAGGTAAGGATTTATTTGACCTGGAGACCAAATTCAGACAACTAGATAGCGAGATAAGAAAGGTTGAGGAAGAAAAACTAGAAGTAACTCCTAGGTTTATAGATGATTTATATGATAGAAGAGATGCTGTTTCTGACGCTATTGTAGCGAGAAACAATCAAGTTTTATCAGATATTCAAGAGATAACCGACAAAGGGACTCTTGTAAAAATAGCTAAGAATCAAGCTAAAATACAACACAACAATTATGTGTCTCGTTTAGATGAGACAAGCGACAGAAAGCGACAGCTTCTTGTAGATGATAATACTAATCTTTACGATGAAAACATAAAGCTTTTCGAGGGTATGGACTCTAAGAAAGCGCAAGAAGTTTTTGACAAAAACACTGAGGACGCAAAAAGTAAAGCTAATCAAAACGCAATAGATACAAAGGCAACAGACTTAAATCCTCAAGAGCAAACTGCTTGGCTTTTAATTTCTTCTCAATTGTCTAGCGAGGACTTTCAAAAAGAATCTTTAGCTAGAGCTGGTAAAGATGTTCCAGACTCAAAAAAAACAATAACACCGTATTCTCTTGGAGACAATGGGCTTATGGTTAAGACTACAATTGACGAAGGAGATGTTTATAAAGATACTTATAATGTCTATAGAAAAGACGCTAATGGAAATGTAATCAATTCTGTTTACTCAAGCGCAGAAATTACTGACGCAATGAACGAAGAAGGTTCATTTGGAATTAACGTTAAGGTTATTGATCCATCACAAGACGCAAATTCTCCTATAGAATACTTCTCAACTTCCGTAGAGGGAGTTAACGACATTTTAAATGATTTATTCGAAAAAGTTACTGTTGATTACGAAATAAATGTGCCTGATGACGTTATTCAGGTCAATCAAAGATTAAGTGTATGGACTCCATCTTGGGCTCTTCAAGCTAAAGGAGCTAAGCTTGATCAAATGTTAAAGTCTAGTGAGCAATTAAAATCCGTATCTGATTTTTTAAATGTAGATTACGAATTAATTAACGAACAAAGCCCATTCCATAAAGAGTACAAGGAACTCAAGAAGGCAGCTCAAAGTGATGATTTTAATGTAGTGGCTAGAGCTGTTAAAATTTTCGACCAAAAGGTTGTTAAGCCAACGAAAGTAGTTAGGGAGATTATGCTTAACAAGCCTGTAGCTGGAAAAATAAGCCCAATAACAAACTTGGAAGCTCTTTACACAGGGGTTGATGGTGAATATACTATGGCTGATGCAGGTCACATCCTTTCTTTCTTATTGAAAAATGACAAGATGAGAACTCCTCTTAGAAATGTAAGCGGAGCAATAGACGCTACTCTTGGGAAAAATGCTGCAATAGCTAATCAGAAAATGAAAGATTACTCTACTCTTTCTTTTCTGCCTGGATTCAGAGACAATCTTGCGGTTAAAATGACTCCAAAAGCGCTTTCACAAGACAAACAGAGAAGAGAAAACTACTTGTCTTTAGAAGGGAACATAGATAGGACTGTTATCTCAATGATGGATCGATATGACCAAACATCGAAGCTCTCTCCAGAACAGCAGATTTCTAGAATGAAGCAAATCATTAAGGGCAATATTGAAAAGTTAAGCAAAGACACTAGTACTCATGGAAAAAGAAGAGCTGAGGCTTGGAAGAGGTCATACAATAATTTAGTTGAGGGAGTTTCTAATCACGATGAATTCGTAAAAAGAGCTCAAGAGGTTAGCGCAGACAACTATTTAGGAGTAAAAGAGCTTCAGAAGATTTATACTCCTGAGCTTACCGAGAGAACATTGTCGCACATGTCGGATTACTACGGAAGAACGCCCAAAAGAATTACAAGGTATCTTCCAATGATATTGACTAGCGATAATGCAAATAACACCAATGATGCTTCTGACGAAACTATGCTTTACAGAAGCACATCTGGTCCTGCATCCATAAAGGATTTAACTGAATTTGATAATATTCTAGAGACTGATAGAACTATTTTTGGAGATAACTTTGACGCTTTGGTTTTTAGAAGTCATCAAAACATAAACAACGAGATTGAGTCGAGAGAAAATCTAGACATCATGGCTGGTGTATTGAAGAGTCCAGAGTTTCGTGACATGTTTGACACCGAACAGAGAAAAACCATTGGAGGCGCAAAATCTGAGGCTGATTTTGATTATATGATCGGTTTGCTTAATACAAAAGTTGAGGACGTTAACTCAATGATCGGAAGCACTGGATCTACAATGATGAGAGAAAGTAGCGTTTATAACGAAACTAAAAAGGCTTTATACGACTTTGTTTCTGCGTCAAGATTGGGATCATTTTCCATGAGGGCTTCTCAAGGGGGATCAGCTATGATTGGAGCTTCATTAAACATGTCTGTAGATGGATCAAACATGATGTATAACAGTTTGGCTAATTTCCTTGCTTTTAATTTAAAATCAAAACAGGAGTCTAACACTGAATTTATGAAGGTGTTGTCTAGGTCTGCTACAGCTGCAAGATCTGGATTAGACGCAATACCTGGTCTTGATCAAGCGGAAAGAAGAAAGGGAAATTACGTTCTTACAGAGGCTGCAATGAAATTAGCAGAGGCTTCGCAAAAAGCAAGCTCATTCATATTGAAAAAAACCGTTGCTGAGTCAGATGCGTCAGCAGGGATAGCTTCTTTTGGCGGTTTTTATTATGATAGAATGAAGCAAACTCATCCTACAGAAACCAAAGACATGAGCTATGATGATTTCTGGAAGTGGGCTAACACCAAAGAAGGAACTAAAGCAGATATTGACGCCATTGCTTATGCTGACGAACAAGTAAATAGATCACAGTTGATTGCAGCTTCACAGAATCAAGGAAGCTTTTACAAAGACAACAAGGATGTTGCTAGAATTGTATTTCCTTTTGGAAAATTTGCGTTTAACAGAAAGGTTGGTATGGCTAACGACATATCCATTCTAAATAGTGAGTTAACTTCCGAAGGAGACAAATCAAGAGCTAGAAATAGGCTAAAGTCTGCTGCTGCTGAGATTGCAACTTTTAAATTAATACAGCCTGCTGCTGCTACTCTTGCAGCTAAAGCATCAATAGGAGCATTAGCTTCATTAGTTGGTTTTGATGACGAATATGATAGTCTTGTTAATGAAATGAACAGAAAGATAAATGCATTGAATCCAATCGGAAGAGAGGCTCTAAGACAGCCTTTTGAGGTTTCAAACTTTAGCAGAGATGTTCAAAAAGAGTTTATCACATCTTTAATTGATGGTATGTTGCCTGTACCAACGCCAGGAATTGTCAATGAGCCTATTTTTGCTGGATTAAACTCTTTAGTAATAAAATCTGGATTATCCGAAGATGAGTTTTTTAATGTTTTTTCTAAAAACATAAGAGATATGTTTGGAGAACCTGATCCGAAAAACCAAGCTATGAGTCAAAAAGACTTTGTTTATATGGTTTTTACTGAGCTAGGGATGGCTGGAATGGCGGTTGAAGACATATACGGTATAGTTGAAACTTATGATGCTTTAATGCATAATGTTTCTGCAAATAAATATTCTGAAGTTTCAGCGGACAGAGAATACGTTCCGCAAGTACGAGATGCTGTTGTAACTTTAGCTCAACTTAAAGCATTGGAACTTGTTATGCCTTCAGCTGATTTGAAAAGATTTACTAGAACTCTAAAGGGTTTGCTTGACAGAAAGTACACTGTAACTATTAAAGACAAGCCTGTAGAAGAGACTGTTGAATAGTGATAGTGATAAATTAGTCTATAAAATTGTTTTTAAATAAGCAACAACTTGATCACAATCTTTTTGATTCCTGGGCATAAATAGCTTTGTGTTTATTTCTTTCTCTATAAGATGCATTTTAAATAGTTTCCATCTTATTGGGAAGGATTCGTTTGGATTGCCTTTTGTTTCTATGATAAACCTAGGAGGATCCTGTACGTCTATAAAGTCTGGCGTGTACTTTATTCCTAAAAGCTTTTTATTTCCTCTGTCAGTAAGTTGTTTACTGCCCTTGGTTTTTTCCCAAGAATCCATATCGAAATTACACCCTTCTACTATTTGAAATGTTTTGCCTTCGTAATGATTTTTTATTTTCTCTTTCTTGAGCTGTCTGTACATGTACAGCTCTAATTTTGATGCGAACTGAATTCCATCCTCATTAACTTTTGTATGCCTTGTAATTTGTCTTGACTTAGTTCTTCTTCTCATAATTTTATTCTAGGGTAATCGGATCCTTCTTCATCCATCCATTCGTTGCATATTTCTGCAACCATTTTATGATATTCTTCTGTAGTGTGTTCTGTCCCTCTGTTGCTTACAATGCATATTTCAGGTCTATTTTCATACACAGCACAGCTGTTGTCTTCATTTAAGTTTACGCAGCTACCGTCTTTTCTAGCCTTTAGGTTTACTTCTTTCAGTTGTTCTTCGCTTAGCAGGTTTAGTTTCCTACAGCAAGCACCGCAACCTACGCATGGGAATTTACTCGTCGACATCTATTACGTACATTAGATCATTATACCCTATACTACGAAACATTGACATTGCTTCTGTCTCGCCCTTAGCTATCAAAAAGTCGTTCTCAATAACTGGCTCAATCCCATCATTAGTTCTTATCTCTCCTGTACAAGGAACATATTTTTTATAATCATTTATACTATTCCAGTATAGTACTTCTCTTAATTCTTGAAAAAACTCAAACGAATTAAAACAATACAATACAGCTTCCTCAACAGTAAGCAAGTATCTGTCGCATAGATAATGTATTTTACTGTTTTTTATCATCCTATACATTACGCTTGAACTTAGAGCGTCGTCAATTATCTCAACATACATGTAATTATAATAAAGCTTATCGTAAACATTTATTTCTTCTAAATATTCCACAAAAAGATCTATTTGTTTTTCGGAAAGGACTTTGCTAAATAGTATTTTATCTTTAAGCATACTGTAAAAATACAAAAAAAACTCCTGGCGAATTAATCAACCAGGAGCTAAACAAAAAAAACTAATTATAAACTAAACTATGCCTGTTTATACCAGATGAAAGATATTCCACCTAAGAAGATTAATAGCTGTATCATATGTACGCTCTCGCCTTCTTCTTGCACTTCTTCTGCATCAAAATCCATATATGAATCCCAGTAATTAATACCAGCAGCTAATCCGTATATTGGGAAAAATCTAATTTCCAACATTTTCATTTGATTCTTTAGCTTGATCAGCATTTTGAGCAGCTAATTCTTTAACTTTTTCTAAAGACTCTTCGTATCCGTCAAGGTTTCTGGTGATTTGATGCACTGTAACGACCATTGCATGAAGCTCTTGAAGATTGGAATTTAGACCAATCAAGTTGGCTTTTAAAGTAATTAATTCTTTTTGTAAAGAATCTAGTCTTGATTTTTTTTCAGTTGTTGCCATGATTTAAAATAAATGTGTTAGTCGAGCTAATTGCCCATGTTCTTTTGAGTGTATAAAGCCCTCAACGGCTTTAGGTGCGTGCTGGTATCCGTTTCTGTGATGCCAAGAGTCTGTGCCTGAAGGAGACCTTAAAGCCTCTACAGTGACTCCTATGTAGTCTTTCGACACTTTGTGATGAACGTGATGCGTGTAAACGTATCTGTGTTTTGTTTTTGACCACTCTTCCTTAGCTTCTTGAGCCATTAATATTGGAAGATCTTGCTGTTTAGCTCCATCTCCATGAGTGGTCCCAATAAGATTATTGTGATACCTATAATACTTTCTATGAGATATAGATGTATCGAACGTAATATTCTTGCAGTCTTTGTACCAAGATTTGATTGCATCTGCCAAAAAGAAACCATTGGTATAGTCGTGGTTTGATGGGTTATACATTACATGTATATCCGCTACGCTTATCAAAGAGTCTAGCACGTCAATGTATAATTTTTTAGCAATCAAAAAGTTCTCATACCACATTCCATCAGTATCCTGTGGAGTTCCAGCAGAGGTTTGTCTTTTGGGAGTATCTATATGCAAAATATCGTTTCCAGCGATAAAAAGTATCGCATCTATGTTAAATCCACTAGACTTATCTAGTATGCCTTGAACACCTTCTTTTACTCTTTTAACTGCTATTTGAGAATTATAGTCCTCTCCTGTTTCAAAACTAGTTGCTAGTTTCCCAATATGTATATCAGCAGGATCAATGACAAGTAAATTAGAAGAAGGATGTTTTTCTCGTTTAATCTCCTCATACTTAAATGTGTGTTTTTTAACGTCATCAATATGGTCTTTAAGCATTTCCTCAAAGGAGGGACCTTCGTTTGCAGATGGTTTGAATTGAATTGACCATTTTTTATCTTTTTGCCAAGCAATACCAACTGTACTTATATCAATTCCTCTTTCCTGACAAGCCAAGTCAAGGGCAGGGTTATTTATTTTCCTATCCTGTTTTTGTAAATATTTGCTAATATTTCTTCTGAGTTTTTCAACGGTTGTGTCTTTCAGATTGAAATGCTTTACAGCCATTTTAGCCAATAAAGTCTTGTTGTTAAAGCCTTTATGATAGTGATCTTCTATATACTTCCAAAATTCATCACTCATTGTTGTCGTGTAAAAGCTTTCTCAACTCTTGAAGCTGGTAGATAAGCTTATTAATTTTATTTTTAGCAACGTCAAATTCTTCATCCGTTATAGCCTCATAGATATCGGTTATCAGTTCATTTAGTTCTGAAAAATACCTTATAACAAATGATCCGTACTTCATTACTCCTCAACAGTTATTATTGTTTCATCCATATGGGCTCTCAATAGAAATCCATCTAAAGAGGAAAGGTTTAAGATCATTTTATATATCTTTTTGCTCATCGCCTTTGTTTTTTTTCTTTCTCTCTCGCTTGATTCAATTCCGAGGTTGGTATACATCGTCGCATCGATCTCTAAAAGACGATCCACTTTCCTTTTGACAGTCCAAGTTTTGTAATGAAAAACCTTATTGATTTCCTCTTCTATTGTCATTTTTTTATAATTTTTTCTATTTCAGGCTTAAAGAAATTTTTACCCTTTAGAACTTTTCCGTCTTGTCTTTTTAAAACCTTGCCGTTTTCAAGCTTACTCATATTGCTATTATGAACCTCATTAAACAATTCATTGAAGTGCTTTTGAAGTCCATGAGCAACTATAAATCCATTCAAAACGTATTGCATGTCTACTATAGCATCAACAATCTCAACAAGATCATTGTTCTTACACGCCTCCAAGTATTCAGAAAGCTCCTCCAGCATCAGATTATACCTCATGGTGTATTCTGATTCAGAAAGAGCTCTAGGCTTTTTTCCTATCGTTATTCCAAACGATTTATTGAACTGCTCTACTAGTTCTATGTGTGATTTTGTAGCCATCCCATAGTGAAGTTAATAAACATTTCACAATTTACAAAACTTTTATTTGATTTTCGTAAATATGCTCATATAATTTCCAAATAACCATAGACGCCTCTTCTTGTGAGTCAAGGATCTCTTTGCCTTTTTTAACGTTTCCTTTGTAGTTTAACTCAACAAAACATTTTTCTCTTGCAGGCACAATGTATGCGTATATCTCATTTTTAAAACACTCCGATTGGGCATGATACATCTCGTCGGTTGGATAAAAGTCAAATAATTCTTTTTTCTTAGAAGACATCAGCTAAATTATCTAGGTTTTTTAATGATAATTGATTTTGAGAAAACTTATTTCCTTTAGACAGCCAATTGGAGTTGTCCCAAATGGTGTCTCCACCAATTACTTTGTCATACCTACCGTTGTTTACGTTCCATCCGAACTGACAACTAGCATCGTTTACTCCTAAATTGGCGAACTTTACTTTAAGAACCTTGATAGTTACCAGATTGCTAGGATTATCATCATCCTTTCTTTCTCTATGAACTAATAGACCGTGAGGACTCATATCGTAAAACTCTCCTCCACCTTTAACATCATAAAATGTAGGAGGCTGTAACTCTCCGTTGATTTTTTCAGGCTTATTTGGATGAGCAACAAGAATCACCAACACGTCATGCTTTTTACAGAATGTATCTATAAGGTTTAGGTATGAGTTTGTGTAGTCGTTTATTGATAGTGAAATCTTTTCTTTGTAACGAACTTTATTGTAGGGATCAATAACCAACACCCTTATACCTTTTCTTTTAACCAATTCCTCAGCTTTAGATAAAACTTTTACTAGATCATAACCGTCATCGTAATTAATATGAAAGAAATTCTGTGACACATGTTGAACTGTTTTTTTCCATTCCAACTCAGTCACCTGTGTTGGGTCTGGTCTCAATCCATAAAACTTCCTCACCACCTTGTCTACGTGTAGGTATGCAGGAAAGTTTTCTGTAGACGCGTATGCTGTTTTCCATCCATGCTGAATGTTATATCCGACACACATTTGATCTACAAAATCAGACTTACCTGACGAAGGGAATCCTGTCACAACTATAAACTGTTTGGTATACGTTGTAAATATGTTGTCAAATTGAGGCAATCCTATAGAATACCCC